GGCAAGATGTGGGCACGGAGTGGGCAAAGACGCCCCGACGACACGCCGACGAGCAGACGTTCCAGAAACGTGAAAAGCGCCCCGCTCCCCCGCAGCGTGTGCGGGTGGAGCGGGGCGCTGTGATGCGATGATGCAGGCTATTCCTGCATCATGCGCCGGGCTTTGATCGTGCTGGCGCCGATGAGTGCGCCGACGAGGGTACCCAGGGCGGTCAGGATGGTGACGGTCAGGTCGGTGCCCGTCCAGCCCGCGGCGGTGCCGATGGTCTGCACGCACACGGCCGACGCCGGCAGCGCGATCAGACCCACCCATTTCAGCACGTCATACACCTTGTCCGGGATGAGGTATCCCGTGGCTTCTTCTTCCATTGCTGCTTCCTTATGAATATGAGGCCCGCACCCGTGACGGATGCGGGCCATGATGGACTAGTAGTAGAGGACCTCGCCCGGATAGATCAGGCTGGGGTTGCCCGAACGGTATCCAGTGAGCTGTGTCCAGCTGATGCCGAGCCGCGAGGCGATGCCGGACAGGTAGTCGCCGGACTGCACGACGTACGTGCGCGACCCGCCGTTGGCGGTGGTGCCGCCGTTGTGGCAGACCACGTCGCCCGGATACACGCGGTTCGGGTCACCGGACGGTACGGTGACATTCCACCAGTCGCTCCAGAACTGGCTGACGGTCTGGCCGCTCCGGATGGTCACGCAGGAGCTGCCGCAGCCGCCCGTACTGCCGGTGGCCGGTGTCGTGGCGGCTCCGCCCGTACTGCCGGAGGGTGTGATGTCCACGGCGCTGCCGTCGGGCTGCGCCGGATTACCACCGGCGTAGGCGGCCCATGTGGTCGCGTCCCCGTAGAACGTGTTCGCGTCCAACGGGCCGATGCCGCCACCGTACGCGCTGGACGTGTACTGCCAGACCGCGGCGAACGGCCACTGGCCCGTGCTCCACGTCGGCGACCCGGCCTCGCGAATGGTCTCGGCCGCGTACCCGTTCGGGTAGGCTGCGAGCCACAGGCCGTAGTCGGCGGCGACCACCGCGCTCCAGTCGTTCGACGTCACGACGGATCCCGACATGTAGATGAGCGGCTTGACGCCCCACACCTCATGCACGCGGTCCAGCCAGCGCTTCGCCCACCACGTCCAGCCGTTGTAGGCCCCGCCCGGCTCCCAGTCCAGGATCGGCAGCACGTGCTGCGCACGGTAGCCGACCGTTTGGCTCAGAAACCAGTCGGCCTCGGCCTCCGGCGAATTGCCGAGGTCGGGGCGGGCGAAATGGTAGGCGCCCGTGTACATGCCCGCGTCGATGGCCGCCTGGATGTTGCAGTCGCCGACCGGATCCGTGTACCCGTTGCCCTCCGTGACCTTCGCGATCAGGAAGTCCGCGCCGTCCGCCTTCAACGCGGCCGCGTTCACACACCCCTGCCAGTTGCTCACGTCCACGCCCGCATCCGCCAGAGCGGTCGCGGGCGATACGCCGAGCAGCACGGCGACGACGACCGCGAGGATCCGCGTCAGCGGGTTCGGCTTGCTCTTGTTCTTGATGTCCAATTCCTCTCCTTAACTGTCGGTTGATATAGAAAAGCCCCACCCGATCCGGATGGAGCAAAATTCTGATTGGCCTCTACCAGCGGTCGTCGCCGCCACGCACGAACATCCACACGACGGTTACGGCGACTATCATCACGATGACGATCATCGACTCCTCCTCAGTTCGCGGATGTCCTCGCGCAGCTGCAGGTGCTCGCGTTCGGCGTTCGACACGCGTTCGTTGACGGTCTTGAACTCACCGTTCATGTCGTCACGCAGGCTGGCGAGCGCCGTCATGACCCGCTCGTGCTTCTCGTCCATGTCCGCGCGCAGCGGCGCCGAATGGTCGTTGGTGATCTCCCACTTGGTCGCTGTCTGCTGGTCGCGCAGTCCTCGAATCTGCCTGGACTGAATCACCGCCACGACGACCGTGGCCAGGCTCGGCACTATCGCGATCAGGATCACCGCCCACAACGGGGTGCCGGATGGAGGAGTCATGGATCGGTCCTTTCGGCGTATACTCTGAGGTATGAGTGATGTGGTATCGGCCGTCGGCAGCGCGGGAAGGATCACCGACGTCGCGGGAAAAGCTTCCGGCGTCCTCGGGAGCATCGCCGACTACTGGGGATTGGGACGATGGCTTGACCGTCGTTCCCGGTCGAAGGACGTGGACGCTGCCGTCGAACGGTACGAGTCCCTGTACGGGACGGGCATGCCCGACGAGGTGAGGGACCTGCTGTACGCGAAGTACGTCGCTGAGTCCAGAAGGCTGGACAATCTCACCGAGGTGCTCTCCATCGTCCGGGACGCGCGCCGGGGAAGGGACGATACCGGCACTAAACCGCAACAGGATTGGCTCGACGCGTTCGAGGACGGGGCCTCGCACGCGTACGAGGATGAGATACGTGCGTTATGGGCGCAATTGTTGGACGAGGAGATCACGTCCGCCGGGAGTTTTCCGAAAAGATTGCTTGCGACGCTCAAGGGCATGAACGGGACGGAAGCCAGGAAGTTACGTGTCCTTTGTTCATGGAGCGTCGAGATTCGGGACCAGACCGGCCGATGGGTGCCCGTCCCGTTGCTGCAGTCCCCACTCGAATGCGGGGCCGGGGCGAACGGGATACCACTGAGCGAGGTATCAATGCTTGAAGACGCCGGATTGACCACGCAGATGCCGGGTCACGCTCCGGACGTCTACGTGCCGCCAAACTCCACATGCGTTATCCGCGTCAACGCGACGCCGGCAACGCTGCGCAACGATTCCGACCAGCTGCGCGGATACCGCCCGACGTATGCGTTCACGTCGATCGGCATCGAGTTGGCGAAACTGTGCGTCCTGGGCGACGCCGACGCGGATCTCCCGTCGATTCTCCAGTCGCGTCTCTCATTGGTCGAACGGTGACGCCGCCTTCTTCCCGAACACCATGTTCGGACTTGGCCGTAGGCCCGGTTCGAACATGGTGGTTTGCACGTCCGGACGCCGTACTGTGCCGTTCGGATACCGTACCTGTGGGGCAGGTATCCGGACTCCGAGTGACGGGACGTGCACGCCCGTCGTCCTGGTTCGTCGTCAGACGGGTGTTCCGTGCTGCGGTCAGGCGAGCACCGTGTCCACGGAGATGGAGATGTCGAGTTTCATCCCGGTCTCCATCTGTCTTGCTCCGCTGGCTTGGCGGATGACCATGCTGGCGGAGCCGTTGCCGATCGACCAGTAGTGCTGGTTCAGCGTGTTGTATTCTCCGTCGAAGCCGAGGACGGCTCCGGTCCGGTATCCGGGGAGCTCGAGCCAGTTCGGCGTCCGGCACATGACGAATCCGACGCCGCCCAAGGATTCGTCGAAGTCGGCGTCCGTGAGGATGTGCCACAGGTGCAGGTACAGTCGCACGGACCGGCCCGCCACGTGGAGCTTGGCGTCCAGCGTGTCCTGGTCGGCCGTCTTCGTGATCTGGCTTGACGCGTCGGTCACGGCCGTCGGGTCGGCGAGCCCGGCGAGGATGTTGGACAGGTGCGCGCCGATGACGCGGTGTCCTGAAGCGTTCGGGTGCAGGCCGTCGGCCAGGAGCGTGTCGTCCGTCCCGACCCAGGTGAAGGCGTCGGGCGCGATCATGGCGCCGCGGGCCATGCCTTCGGAGACGATGGCGTCGTAATAGCCGACGTTCCTGTGGTCGAGTCTCCCGTAGGTCGGGTTGAACGCGCCTCCCAATCCGGAGGCGAGCAGGATCGTCGCGTTCGGGTACTCGCCGCGGATCGCCTCCATCACGCGGCGCACGCCGTCGCGCCCCTTCGTGACGTCGCGGTCGACGTCGTTCACGCCGCCGCACACCACGGCCAGCCTGACGCGGGAGTGGTCGTACGAGTCGTCGGACTTGCTGTTGGCGACCTCGTGGGCGATGTCGCCGCCGGACTGGCCGGCACGGTAGAATCCCTCGCCGCCGGCCGCGTAGTTGTGGTCCTCGAACCCGAACGTGGACGACAGGACGTCCCTGAACGTCACGCCGCCGGACAGGTATCCCGCGGTGATGCTGTCCCCGAAGAACGGAACATGGCTCCCCCACCGTCCCTTCAGGCCGGCCAACGCCTGCTGGGTGGCCGAATCACCCAAAACGTACGCGGCCACGGCCTCGTCAGCCGGCACCGCGTCCACGCCCGGCAGGCCCTGCGGACCCTGCGGGCCCGTCGCCCCGCGCGGTCCCGGCATGTTCGCCTCCATCAGGTCCACTATCTGCTCCGTCATATCAAAAACCTTTCCCTTGAACCGTTCAATCCGACAGGGCGTAATAGCCCCAGCCCAGCGTGCGCCTGGTCCCGCCGTCCGGCGACGTGACCGTGACCTTCCACTGGCCGGTCCGCCGGGCCGCCCACACCGCGTCCGTAAACGCGGAGGGCGGGATGTCCGCGATCGCATACCCGTCCGCGGTCATCTCCCCGCACGCACGCGAATACCACAACTCGCTCCCGTCCGGGCTGCGCAGCTCGACCACGCCGCTCCACGCGCCCAAATCCACAGCCTTCACGGTCCCGTCCGGATACCTCTGACGCCACCGGCCGCCCAACCGCTCGCTGTCCCCACGCACCAGGCGCACGTCCAGACGCCCGACCCTCCTGCCAACCGTCGCCATGCATGTCCTCCCTTCTATTCGCCGAGCCCGTCGAGCGCGTTCAACCGTTGGAAGATGCGCCTGAAATTCTCGCCCACCGTCACCAGCAACTGGTTCTGGATCGTGTCGATGGCCGACTGCTGTGTTTGCAGCTGCTGGGTCAGGGACTGCAGCGAGGCCACCGTTTCGCCCTGCTGGCCCACGATCGATTCCAACTGCTTCTGCTGCGACTGCAGGGATGCCTGCTGCTGGCGGAGCTGTTCCTGCTGGCCGGCGAGCGCGTCCTGCTGCTGCTTGAGTTGCTGCTGCTGCCGGTCGAGCATCTCCTGCTGTTGGCGGAGGATGACCTGCTGCAATCCCTGCGCACGGGTCAGCGCGTCCAGCTTCGAGGTCAACTGGGTCAGCTCGGTGCCCGTGGGCCGGTTGGCCTCGCGCTTCTCCGCCTCACGGCGGTTACGAGTCTGGATCTGGGCGGCTATCCAGCTGTTGCCGCCGGATGTGTATTTGCGTTTGAGGTTGGCGACCGGGGTGTCGAGTGGTTCGCCCTGGTCCTCGCGCACCATGGTCTCGACCGTCTGGGCGAGCAGAGCGTGGCCCGAGTCGTTCGGGGTGATCCCGTCGGCACGCAAGTCGGGGTCGCTACCGCAGATGGAGCGCATGTCCGGGATGCACAAGGCGCCGGCCTGGTCGGCCGCGAGCCTGATCGCGGTCAGCACATGCGCCTGCTGCTCGACCGCCGTGTCGTCCGTGCCGGCGGGGATGCAGCCGGGCCCGCAGCCCACTACGATCCGCGCCCCGGGAAACAGTTCGGCGGCGTGCGCGATCGTGTCCGCGACGACCTGCTGCATACCGGACACGTTGGCGAACGAGTCGTTGAGCCCGGCCATGAGGAACACGTAGCCCACCGTCACGCCGAATAACGTCGCGGCGGCCCCGTCGAGCTGCCCGTCGAGCGCGTTCCCGTCGACCATCCATCCGGCTCCGGCTTTCGCGTGGTTACGTTCGTCAAGGTCGAGCGTGCTCGAGGCGAGCGTGGAGTACCGGTGGGCCGTATCCGATGCGCCATCGCCGGCGGTGACCTCGTCGCCGCACCATACGGCCACGCTCCCCGCCGCCGTCAGCGGCATGATGTCGTCGCTCATTGATCGATCCTTTCCTGCGCCTGGACGGTGAGCCAGTCAGACGATGAATCGCCATCGACATCGGTGATCTTCAACGGGATGGTCCTCGCGCCGAGGTGGTCGTCGTCGACGGTCAGGTCGGCGGTGTCACCGACCCTCACGTCGTGTTCCTCGCCGACCTTGACCGTGTACGTCTCCGCGGACCATGCGCCATGGGCGAGGTCGGCGAGCGCGTGGGCTTGGAGGGTTTTGAGGTCGCTGACGGTGGTGTGTCGGGTGTCCTTGGATTGGAGGAACATGCAGCCCGCGTCGGTGAGGATGGTGGTGGTGCGTCGGCACATGAGGGTCTTGTCGTCGTCCTTTCCGCCGGTGGCCCAGACCTGGCCGGTCATGTCCGTGCCGTTCCCGTCGAGTGTGGTGAGGATGGCGCGTGATCCGGGGACGATGGTGTTCCATTGGTGGTGGGTGGGTTCGGGGTCGGCCGTGAGGTCGAACGTCAGGCTTCCGTCCGGCTTGATGCGCGGATCGAAGCGTATTTCTGGCCCGTTCTCGAGGTTAGTGATGTCGGTGATGCGGTCGCTGACGGTGGCGAGGTCCCACATATGGTAGGTGCGCGTGTACGAGCCGCCCTGGACCGGTGGCAGGGTGATGGTCAGAGGCCCGTATTGGAGGGTCTCGTCGATCAGGCCGCGGATGATGTCCGGGTATGAGCCGGTCAGGGTGAGGGACATGCCGCTGGCGGGGTGCTGTTCGTCGACGAGGATCGGGCCGTCGCGCCAGGTGTCCCTGAGTCCGCGAGGAAGGACGAGGCGCTTCGATAGGAGGGTCAGGCATCCGCCGCAGTCGAGGGAGAGGCCGCGGTTCTCCGCGTCCCACGTGTATGAGGTCAGGGGTCCGGCGTGCAGCACCCGGTCGCCGCGTTGGACGGCGAGGATGACCTTCCAGCAGCGCAGCAGCTCCCACAGGTCCTGCCGGGCGGCGGTCTTCGAATAGTCGACGCCGACGGTCATGCTGCCGGCCGCGTTCAGCCCGTCGCTCCACCGGCAGGACGTATAGGGTAGGCGGGTCAGGTGCGCGCCGGTCGTGATGTCGTACGCGTGCACGGTCGATGGCGGGATCTGTTCGAACGGCATCGTTACCTCCATGCTGGTCTGAGGTTCATCGTGACCGTTGCCCCCGAATCGGCGGACACCGTCACCGGATGGTAGCCCGGTGGTATGGGGAAGGCCAGGTCCTTGACGATGGCCCCATCACTGGGGATCATGTCGCGGAAGTCCAGTTCGAGTCCGTCGGAATCTCCCTGCCACCGTACTTCTCCCGCGTCGCCCATGGCGAGCCGCAGCGTCGTCACGTGGCCGGATACGACGGCCTTCGGCCATGTGGGCGCGTTGCCTTCGTTCCATACCCGGCATATGCCGCCGCTCGTGGGGAAGCAGACGGTCTCGCCGTACCGGTTCGGGTCGGGGCAGTAGACGACCAGGCTGAACGTCATCGCGTCGAGCCGCGTGAGCAGCGTCTGCGACGGGTTGTCCGCGATCCAACCGGTCAATGTCCTACTGCCGGACGCGTCCTCCACGAGCAGGGTCACCTGCCGGTATGCGAGCGCGTTTATCCTATCGATGAGTCGTATCGCGTCGATGGTGGATCCGCGATGGGTGACGCAGTCGATGGTGATGGTGCGTGGTGATGCGGTGAGTCGGCTCGGCCAGTAGGCGCCGTCCTGTTGCGGGATGCTGCTGGCGGTTTCCTTGGGTTTGGTCGCCCCGTACAGTCCGCTGATGCCGTCTTTCCGTATCCATGCGTCGCCGTGCCGGTCGAGACGGTTGTCGACAAGGGTGATGACATCACCATCGGCGATGAGTTGTATGCGCATCATATCCCCCATTTGTCGATCGCGGCGCGTGTCCGGGTCTCGAACATGGCGTAGAGCACGTCCGGGTCGGTCCCTTGCGCGTCGATGTTGACGGTCACGATGGATTCTCCCCGCGCCGTGGGAGCATGTCCGGACGCCGTGGCGGCAGTATTGAGGACAGGCAGGTAGCGCGTGGCTGTCTCCTGGACGGATGCGCGCAACGCCGACTCGTCGAAACCCGGCAACGGGATCGACGCGGGCATGCTTGCCCGTGCAAGCTCGCTGCCCGCCTTGCTGACCGTACTGGTCTCCCGTCGGATGCCGATGGCCATGCCCTCGCCGATCATGCGGCCGACCTCGTCGCGGGCCCGTGTGGACGGCGAGTGGATGCCGAGCCATCCCTTGACGGTGTCGATGGCGCTCTTCGCCGCGTTCACCGCCGCGTCGACCAGGCTTCCCGCCGCCGAGGCGATGCCGGAGCCGATGCCCTTGATGATGTTCATGCCGACCGACCCCCAGTCCACGCTGGTGAACGATTGGGTGATCTGGCTGATGATGGACGGTATCTTGCCGATCAGCTGCGGCACGGCCTGCACGAGCCCACCGGCAAGGCTGACGATGATCTGCACGCCCGCCTGCAGGATCTGCGGGAGATTCGAGGCGAGCGTGGACACGAGGTTCGCGATGATCACGGGCACCTGCGCGAGCAGTTGGGGCAGCGCGTCCATCAGCCCGTTGGCGAGGCTGATGATCATCTGCACGCCCTGCTCCACAATCTGCGGCAGGTTCGACGTCAGCCCGCTGACCATCGTGTTGATGATCGTCGGGACTTGAGCTGCCAGTTGCGGGATCGTGGAGACGACGCCGTTGACTAGGTTCAGTACCATCTGCACGCCCTGCTCCATGAGCTGGGGAAGCCCGGTGGAGAGCGCAGTGATGATGGCCGTGATGATCTGTGGAATGGCGGCAGCAAGGGTCGGCAGGCTGGAGACGATGCCCTGCAGCAGTCCACCGAGCAGTGTCAGTCCGGCGCTCATGAGCTGCGGCGCGGCTGCGATGATGCTGGTCACGAGTGTGGTGACGAGGTTGACGGCCATCGGCATGATCACCGGCAGGTGGGATGCCAGGCTGGTGACGATGGTGTCGATGAGCAGGGCGCCGGCCGACACGAGCGACGGGAGTGCCCCGGTAACGCCTTGAAGCACCATTTCGATGATGTAGGCACCCGAGGAGACGAACTGCGGCAGACTGGCTTGGATCCATGTCTCGGCCTTGGAGAGGATGTCCGGCAGCGACGCGAAAGCCGAGTTGATGACCGCCGAAAGCTGTCCGCCCATCTGGCTGTTTATCATGCCGACGCCGGCCACGAGCGCGGCGGCGAGCGCCCCGATGCCGAGGAATTTCATGAAGTTTCCCGGTGCGAAGAATTTCGCGACGAGGCCTCCGATGGCGTTGAGTCCGGTTTGGAGTTTGTTTCCTGCTCCGTTGATGGCGTTTTGGAGTGGGCCTCCGATGGCGTCGCCGAGTCCGCCGAAGATGTTGCCGAACGGGGTCGCCATGTTGGAGATCTTGCCTGTGATGGCGTTGGTGAAGCCGCTGGTCTTTGCGCCAATTTTTGACAATGCGCTGGCGAATGGGTCGCCGTCGAGAGTCATGGCTTCGCGGATCGTCTTGTTGAACAGCGGTTTTGTCTTGTTCCCGATGGCGGTGATGGCCGTCCCGAGTGGTGATGTGTTGATTTTGCCGGCTGCCGTCCCGAGTCCTTTGGTGATGGCGTCACCGAGTTGCCCGGCTTTGATTTTGATGCCGTCGGCGGCTGCGGTGAGGCCTGTGTACAGGCCGCTGTTTTCCCATTTGAATGCGAGATTGGCCATGCCGGGAGTGATTTTCGTGCGGATGGTTTTGAAGATGCCGTCGGTGGCGGATGCCAGCTGGTCGCCTCCTTGTTTGATGCGGTTGATGGCGTTGGCGAAGGGGTCCCCGTCGATGGCCATGGCTTCGCGCAGGCTTGGGGTCAGGTATCCTTTGGCGGAGTCGATCTTGGTCCTGATGGCGTCGAAGGACTTTCCGATGTCGTCGCTTCCTTTTTTCAGTCCGGCGGCGAGATTCCGGATGCCGTCGTCTCCGGCTTTGCCGATCTGGTCGAACATGGAGAGGATGCCGTCGACGTTGCCTCCCACGCCGGCCAGCACCGTCATGCCTCCGGCGAGCAGGCCGGCCTGTTCGGCCAGGTCGCCCATGGTCAGGCTTCCGTCCTCGAGATCATGGTTGAGTCCGTCGAGGATGCCGGCCAGCGAGTCGGCCGCTTCGGACAGTCGCCCGGCGAACGTGTCGGCCAAGCCGTCGACGCTGCCCGCGACCTGGTCGATCAGGGGGATGACGTGCCCGCCGAGCTTGGTGGCCTCGTTGATCAGCGGAGTGGCGAATCCCTCGCCCAATCGGCTGAGCGCGGCCTTGACGTTGCCGACCATGCCGTCGAAGCTTTCGCCCGCGTTCTTGGCGGCGCCGCCGATGTGTTCCTTCATGGCGGCCTCGAAGTCGGCGAAGCTGACTTTGCCGTCGGAGACCATGTCGCTGGCCGCTTCGGTGGTGGTGTGGAAATGGTCGGCCAGATACTGCAGGACGGGGATGCCGGAGCCCATGAGCTGGAGCATGTCGTCGCCCTGCAGTTTGCCTTTCGCGGCGACCTGGGAGAAGATCAGGCCCATGTCCTGGAAGCTGCGGCCGCTGATCTGGGCGGCGTCGCCGACCGTGGTCAGCACTCCCTCGAGGTCGCCGCCCTGCTTGATGCCGGATGCGACGAGCGTGGCGGCGACGCTTGCGGCGTCGCCGAGTCCGAAGGCCGTGCCTTTGACGGAGGCGAGCGCGTTGCCCATGATCTTGTCGACGCTGGCGGTGTCGTATTTGAGGGCTTTGAGCTTGGTTTGGGCGCGTTCGATGTTGAGTGCGCGGTCGAAGCCGCCCTTGGCTGTCAGGGCGGCGAGCCCGCCGCCGATCGTGCCGATCGCGGCCAGTCCGACCTTGCCGACCGATGTGAACGCGCCGCCTATCCGGCTGAGGATGGTCTTGCCGCCCGACTTTGACGCGGACTGGACGGCCGACGCCAGTGGATCCTCGATGGCCTTGCCCAATCCCTTGGTGGTGGGCTGGATGAGGATGTACCCGGTGCCGAGATCCTGCGCCATCGATGACCACCGTCCTTTCAGTCGTGGAGTCCGAGCCGCGCCTTGAGCCTGCCGCGCAGCCTCTCGTCACGCTTCGGCGCCGGCCGGGCCGCGGCGTGTTCGGGTCCGAGCAGTTTGTCGGGCCTCTCCCACGCGGGCGTGAGCCTGCGGTGTTTGGCCGCTCCCTGGTTGGCGGCGTGGATGTACTTGTCGGCCGGGTCGGGGATGAAGCTCCACCCGGCCAGTGCGGCGAAGCTGTGCGATGAGCGGTCCTTGAGGATCTCCCGGCACATGGGCCACGCCTCATGCAATGACAGGGTTTTCAGGTCGAGCGGGCCGCCCCATGCCTGGTGCCAGTCGTATTGGAGGGCGGCCCGGTGGTCGATCCACAGGCTGATGAGGATCAGGCTTTTGGGTCGGTATGGCTCGCCTTGGCCCACGCGTTGATGATCAGTCCGAGGTCCTTGAGCTTGTCGCCGCTCTTCCTGTCCATCTCGACTTCGAGCAATGGGTATTCGCGGATCAGGTAGGCGAGGATGATGCCCATGAAGTTGAGCTTCTCCTCCTGCGTGAGGTTGTTCCATCCCTTGCTGACGATCATGATGCCCGCGCTGATCATGCCCAATGGCAGCTGGGTGCTGTCGTCCAGTCGGGGCAGTCGCATCTTCACGTCGCCATACTGGATGCGCACGGGGCGCGGGTCCTCGGATTCGTCGAATGTGCTGGGGGTGATGACGGTCTGCTCGCTCATAAGGGTCTCCTATCTTCTGGTTTCTCCTATCTGGGTGGGTATGGGAGCGCCCCGCATGCCGATAGGAGAAAGCGTGCGGGGCGCCGGAATGAGGGTGCCTCGGGTCAGGCGGCGGGCACGTCCTGGGCGAAGCCCCACGCCTTGAACAGGTACGGCGCCGTGGTGCCGCCCTTGAACGCGCGCAGGGTCATGTTGAAGTTCTGCAGATCCGAGATGGTCCAGGCGATGTCGTCGCGTTCGGAGACCTTGGCCTTGGGGATGTGCAGGAGGATGAGCTTCTCCGACTGGGTCAGGCCGGCGATCACGTACTGCGCGTACTTCTTGATGTCGCTCGTGACGACGGTGATGCTGCCGTCCGACTGGACGGTGGTGTCGAAGTAGGTCTCGATGACCTCCTTCTTGCCTTCCAGGGCGGCGAACTGGAACGTCCAATAGCCGCCTGACGTCATGCTGACGACGGTGTCGCCGTTGTGCGCGGTGAAGTCGTTGTCGTCGCCCGCTTCCGGATGGATGGTGATGCCGTCCTCGCTGAAGTAGCCGAGCGGCTGCTTGCCGCTGCCGGGCTTCCATTCGGGGCCGAGCGTGCCCACGTCCTCCGCGTCGACGTCGTATTTGAAGATCGCCGCCTCCTTGATCAGGCTGACGAGGTCGGCGTTGTTGCCGTTGCCGACGAACTCCAGGCCGGTGGCTCCCGCGGCGAGCAGGCTGGCTTCCAGATTGCCGTCGGCGGACTGCTTGGCGGTGCCGCCGGTGTTGGTGTTTTCTGCCATGTTTGGCTCCTTTACGTGTTGGATGTGGCTGTGACGGTCAGCAGGACCGTGCTGTACGCGGTCTCGCAGCCCAGCCGGTCGTCGTACGTGCGCAACGGTCCGGACTGGACCTCCACGGCGCACAATGGGTAATCGGTGGCGTGTCGGAGCAGCCACCGGTGGATGCGGCGGGTCAGGACGCATGCCGCCGCCCAGTCGCCGCTGCCGTCAGCATGGCGGTCGACGACGGTCAGGCGGAGGGTCATGGATTGGGTGACCGGGGTCGGATACCGGCCCGGATCCAAGACCATGAGGCACTTGGGCCCGTCGCCCTCGGGCATGTCCCAGCCGAACATGATCTCCGGGATCGCGGCGCTCAGGCCTTTGTACAGCATGGTCGACGGGTCGAGGCCGATCAGATGCGGCATCATAACTTCACGCTCCCCAGTATGCGGGAGAGCGTGCCGTGCCTCTGTTCCAGGCCCATGGGCGCGGTGACGACCACGTTGCCGCGGTCAGTCACGCCAGGCGGATTCCGGTACACGCCGATCCGGTCATCGCCTCCGGCGGCCGCGACGCACTGCCGTTCGACATTGTCGAGAATCTTGGAGTTGTTCAGCAGCTGTGATTGCACGTTCCTGCGGTTCAATACGAACCTGGCGTATTTCACAATGTAGTTCTCCCCTCTTCGGCGTGCAGTTGGACACCGATGACGCGGTCGCCGCGCCGCAATTCCTCCGGAGTCCTGGTGACGGTCAAGAGTCGTCCGCGCACGAGCAGCAGGTCGCCCGTGTGGACGTCGAACGGGAGCTGCCCGCGCCGGTACAGGTCGGCGCCGAACGTGACCGTGCGGCGGCCGACCTCGTCCTCCCGTTCGTACGAGCCGGGCGCGACCAGCATGCCCAGCGAGCTCACATGCACGGGCTCGCCGGGCGTGCGCACGCCATCCAACAGTTTGACCGTGGCGCGTTTGACGTCGACAGTCTCGTAGTCCGACGGGATCATGCGTGCACCTCCCCGCTGCTCATGTCGATCGAGAAGGCGTGCTGCCGGCCGATGCCGAGGTCGCGGCGTTCGCCCGAGGTGAGATAGAGGTCGCCGTTGGGGTTCGCCAGGGTGACCGAGTCGGTGAACGATCCGGTGGTCTGGCTGAACTGGGTGGCGCCGTCCGGTATCCCCGTCGCGTCGGCGGTCATGGCGCGTCTGACCATCGCGCAGCAGACGCGGCGGAGCGTGGCCGGACGGAGCCTGCGCCAGTCGGGGCATTCGCTCATGATCTTGTCCGACGCGTCATCCAGGAGCGTCCGCGCCTTCGATGTTTCGGACTCGGTGAGCGCATGCCACCGGGCTTCCAGATCCTCGGTGGTGGCGAAGGGAGGCTCCGGCGGTTTCTCGTCGTCCGTCATGTCACGCCTCCCTTCGGTCAGCTCGCGTTGAGCACGCCGCCCGTACGCAGGCTGGCGAGCAGCGCGTTGACCGTCGCGATTGCGGCGGCCGCGTCCTCGCCGCTCACGTCGGGCACGGCGGCGCATTTGGTGAAGCTCGTGCCGTCGGCGCCGGCGGGCCCCGCTGGGCCGGTGTCTCCCTTGTCGCCTTTGTCCCCCTTGGCTCCGGCTGCGCCTGCGGTGCCTTTGAGGTTTTTGAAGGCGAGTTTCAGGACGCCGTCCTGGACGCTGCCGGTGCAGGACGGGGTGCCGGTGTTGTCGTCGACGGTGACCTGCACGGACGTGATCGCGGAGTCGCCGCCGCCGGCGAACGGGCTGCCGTCGGGGTTGACGAGGTCGACGGGCATGCTCAACGGGCCGGGCTTCTTCTTTTTGCCGGGCTTCTGGACGATGAGGGTCTGGGACGGGTACGCCACGGTCACTCACCCGCCTTGAGCACGGCGATGCCTTTGGGGTCGAGGATCGCGTACGAGTAGATCGCCTCGGTGCGGTAGGCGATCTGGTTGTAGCCCTTCAGGTCCTTGCCGGTGTTGTCCGGATCGCCGTACTCGATGATCTCGCTGGTGATGTCGCGCACCATGCCCCACTTGATCAGGCTGAAATCGCCCAGGAACGCGAGCACCTTAGTGTCCGGGGTGACCAGCCGGCCGTTGACGGTGCCGCTGGTGGCGGCGGGGATGCCGTCGAGGTTGCCGACCTGCAGATTGATCGGGATCTCCGGGTACAGGCGCATGCCGGTGGACGGCACGCGCAGCTTGCGCAGCTGAGCGGCCCATGTCTTGCTCAGGGCGATGCCATTGATGTCGTATTCGTCGGACACGGCCTCGGCCAGCGCGTCGATATCGGCCACTTCGTCGCCTTCGGACGTGACCTGCACGGCGGACGCGGACAGGGCGGTGAACCCGCCGAGCGTGGTCTTGGGCTTGGGGTTGAACGCGTGGTAGACCACGTAGTCAAGCACTCGACCCAATGCCTTGGCCTGGTCGTCCTGGATGCTCTTGACGATCTGCAGCTGGTTGTCCTCGTCGGCCCACTTGAGCTCCGAGGTGACGCGCGTGGTGGTGACGACCTTGAAGCGTTTGCCGACGACCGGGGTGAGGGTCTCCTCGTAGCTGCTCTTCTGCGCGCCCTCGGCCACGACCTCGGCCTCGCTGCTGCCGTTGAACACCATGTAGTCCTTGTCGAGGAACAGCTGGGGTTCGGCCGTGCTGAGCGCGGCGATTGTACTGGTGTCCTTGGCCTTCTTGGTGATGACGGTGGCCACTTCGTGGGGCAGTTTGATCTTGGTGGTGTCCATTGCCATGATGATTGGTCCTTTCGGTTATTCGTTTCGTCCGAACAGCTGGCCCACGTAGGAGCGCAGGCTCGCGTCGGAGTCCTCGGTCTTGGGGTTGTTCGGGGTAGCTGTCTGGTTGGGCATCGGTGATGCCTTGGACTTGGGGTGCAGGGCGGCGGACAGCAGGTCGGCGTGGGCCTCCAGCTCCTCGCGCGTGGAGCCGCGCAGCAGGCCGGCGGGCACGTTCTTGGACTTGGAGACCTCCTCGACCCATTCGGCGTGCTGCTTTTCGGCCGCGGCGTCGTCGATCCGCTTCTGCAGGGCGGCGTTCTCCTCGCGGAGCTTCTCGACCTCGCTCTTGCCGGCGTTCTCGGCCTCGTCGAACTTCAGGGCCTTGGCCTTGAGTTCCTCGTAGTCCTTGTATTTGCCGCGTTCCTTGGCGAGACGGGATTCGACGATCGCGTCGACCTGCTCCTGGGTGAACGTCTTCGGATCGCCCTCGCCGGAGCCTCCGCCCGGCACTCCCCCGTCGATGAGGCGGATGCGGTTGCTGTGGTTCCATGCGTGCATGAACATCTGCTATGCCTTTCTGGTCCCGTGTGTGGAGTTGCCACGGGCCGCCACGGTACGGTTCCCGTTCTCCCCTCGTGCGGCGAGGGTCGCCGGACGGCATGGGCCGCCGAAAAAAGTGCGCCCGTTTCCGGGCATAAGAAAAGCCACCACGGCGATGCCGTGATGGCTTTGGTGCTTAAGCGTGAGCCGTTTATACGAGCAGTTTCATGAATTCGTCTTTGTCCTCGTCGTCGAGCAGCGCCACGGCGTCGGCGACGAGGTTCCTGTCAGCACCGTTGACGCCCGCGACCCATAGCAGGTCGAGCATGGCCTCGTAGGGCTCCCCCGCGCTCAGGCACGCGTCGACCATGGCCTGCTGGTTGGCGGTCAGATGGTCCCATGCAAGGGGTTTGAGCCTGTCGGCCATGTCACGGTATCGGCGCTGCATGTCCATCAGGTGTTCACCCCTCTCTTGTCGGCTACGTCCGGGAACGCGGTGCTGACGCGCCATCCGTTCTTCCTGCGGGTCAGTTTCACGAGCACCTTCACGCCTTCGATGGTCTTGGTCATCTGCCGGCTCATCGGCCGTGCCCCCGGCTCGTCGGTGTCGGGTGAGGCTATGGTCTCGTTCACGGCCCATTTTATCTTCTCCACGTCCCAATCGTCGGGGAAATGGGTTTTGTCTTCGATGGTGGCCCATGCCGCGTGGCCGCCCTTGCCGGTGGGATCGCCGTCGATGATGTGCCGCCACAATCTTCCGCTGACGTGGACCACGTCTTCGGGCCATGGACGGCTGAGCTCGTAGACCCCTCCTCTCAGCTTGTCGGGGTACAGGTGGTTCATGGCGACCATGACCGCGTTGGTGTCGCGGTCGTCGCCGGCCTCGGCGACGGCTGCCTTGTACATGTCCTTCCATTCGCGCTGTTTGTCGAGGATCGTCTTGTCGGCTCCCCAGCTGACGCCCACCGTGCAGTGGCAGTGGCCGTCGTGGAATCCGCCTCCGAGCTGGGCGGTCTCCTTGCTCAGGTATTCGTATCCTCGGCTGGCGAGCATGACGCAGAACGCGCATGGTTTCGCGCCGTGGCAGAAGCGCGCCCATCTCGGCTCGCTGGGGTCGGTGCGCAGGTTGCGCTGCGTGGTCAGCCTGGTGGAGGTCATGATCATGTCGGCGATGAGCTGCTGCACGTCGTCCGGGTTCGACAGGTCGGGCCACAGGTCCTCGATGGTCAGGCCGGCCCTGGACTGGCCCGCCATGACCTGCTTGTAGGTCAGGCCGTTGAAGTCGGTGTTGGAGAATCCCTTCATCTGCTGCCACAGGACACGGTCGGCCTCCACGGGGTCGGCGTGGTCGAACTCCGGCAGGCTGAGGCCGGCGTACCGTTCCCACAATCCCCGCTGCACTTCGTAGTAGCTGTTGGCAAGCTCCCCGGCGTCCCTGGTGAACTCCCGGATGATGTCTCGCGGATCCCGTCCGGCTCGCCATGATCCGGTTTCCGGATCGTATGCGTCCTCGATGGCCTGCGTGGCGGCGTCGATGAGGTTGTCGAGATTGGTCTCGTAGTCGTTCTCCGCTTTCTCAAGCGCCGCCTTCAGCAGGTCATTCGCCCTGGGCCGTTCCTTCTCCGCCATCGGCAACGTCCTTTCCGGATCCGGTCACGCTGTCGATCAGCTGGTCGATGTGGCGCTGCGAGCGCTGCCTTTGCTGGTCGGCCTTCAGCCGGACGATCTCCTCGTGGCTCAGTCCCAGGCGTTCGAGGCCCACGTCGCTGTCGGCGTATCCGGTGACCTTGTCGGCGATCTTGGTGAACGCGTCGGCACGGGCGGCGTCGCTGATCTCTCTGGTGGGCGCCCACACGGGGTAGACGTCGCGCATGGCGTCGGGGATCTCGTGTTGTCCCTCGCGTAGGGCGCAGGCGATGCCCATGGCGCGTTTGATCTCGCGGCCGAAGCTGACGTTCTGGCGGTCGGCGATGCGGGTGAGCCGTCGTTCCGCGCTGGCCATGGCCTCGGCGCTGGTCGGGTTGTCCAGGGTGATGCCCAGGTAGTCGACCGGTACCCGTGTCTGCGAGGCGACGAGCATGGCCATGGTCTTGAGCATGTCGCTGTGCGGGGTCATGCTGGCCTGCTGCACCTGGTGGATCTGCGGGATGTTGCCGTCCTCGTCGGCGCTGATCGCGTTGATCGCCTGGATGAGGCTGGTCCACGTGTTCGTGCTGAACGCGTCCTTGTTCGCGCCCAGGAACCACAGTTTAGGCACGCTGTAGAATTCGGCGCTGGCTTCCATGCGGACGACGGTGCGGAAGCCGGCGTCGACCAGGCTCATCAGGCTCCGGCTGATGCGCGAATGGCCGAATGGCCTGTCCATCTGTCTGTCGTAGGCCAGCGAGACCACCGTGGGTTGGTCGAATTCCGTGTCATACCGTTCGGCGTTCCATTTGCCCATTCGTGCGGAGCACACGTAGTTGCGGCCGGGTAGCCATACGTTGAATCCGCAGATTCTTCCGTCGTCGTCGGATTGGGTGATGGTCAGGGCTGCTGCGAGACGGTGGCGCGCCCGGTCCCAGATTCCGGCCGACCAGTCGGCGGATCTGGGGATGATCTGGATGCGGTCGGTGTGGTCCGGGTCTGCGGCCACGGTCAGGAAGCTGCAGGAATGCTTGTAGGCGCTGACGATGGCCTCGCCCGCGGTCACGTCGAGCATGTTGTCGTCGAACAGCTCGTTGATGCCGAGTGTGTCGTCGCCCGTGACGCTGAACCCCTGCAGGTCGGACAGGTCGGACAGGCTTCGTACGGCCAGTTCGGGCCATCCGATCATCGCCTCGACCTTGCTTTTGATGCGGTCGGGGATGCTGATGCCGAAGTCCTTGAACCGTTCCTTGCAGTCGTAGTAGGCTCCGCGGATCGCGTTGCGCGGGTATTTGTCGCGCCACACCTTCAGCAGCTCGCGGATGACGGGCATGTCCACGGCGTCGACGCCTCCGATGGCGCCTATGCTGGCCGATCCGGTGTCCAGCCAGCTGCTGCCGGTGATCTTCGGAGCGCTGGACACCGGGGTGCCGTCGGCGAGGTAGAACACCATCAGAACATCACCTCCTGTTTGCGTCCGGGGTGTCGTTTTGTCGTGTATGCGCCCCAGAGGGCGAGCGTGCAGGCGACCAGCGGGCTGATGTCCACGTCAGAACCGAGCTTGTTCCAGCCGAACGCGCCCGATCGGCCGATCGGGCGGATGGTCGCGCCCTTGACGGCGGCCGCCAGTTGGGGTTGCATCGTGTCGGGCAGGTGGATGAGTGTTTTGTCGTTGAGCATGTCCATGAACCGGCCGCATGCGCGGCCCATCTCGTTCATGCCGGTCACCGTGGCCCTGACGTGCGCCCGTTTGAGGTCGGGCAGCAGGCTCGTGGCCGGCGACTGGGAGTCGATAACCACGCTCGCCGTTTTCAGCCAGCGTTCAGCCAGCCAGTCCACCGCCCACTGCAGGCCGTCGTGGCGCGCGTCCTTGATATCGGCCATCTGGACGAGCGCCCGACCGTCCGGGTAGCGGATCGCGCATCCGATGGTCAGCACGCTGCGGTCGGGCGGCATATCCAAGCCGAAATTCAACGTTCCCCCATCCGGCAGGTTTTCCGGCATGGATTCCGCGGCCGCCCATTTGGCGGGGTCGATGGCCACGCTTGTCGCGGTCTCGTCCCAGATGCCCAGCGCCTCGCGGCGGAACGCGTCCGTCGGCAGGTTCTCGCGCATCCTGAGGATCGCGTCCTCGTCGGTGCGTTCCGGGTACGAGGGGTTCGCCTTGGCCCACTGTGCGCGGTCGTCCGGGTCGGCGTCCCTGTCGGCGGAGAACTCGACGTACAGCACGCCGCCCGCCGACAGGGCGCGCGTGCGTTTCTCCTCGAACGCGTCCGACGGGTCGCCGGGCTTGGGCGGGGTGCCCATGAACACGATCAGCGGGTTCGGACTCGTGTTGGTGATCGGCACGAGGTTCGACAAGGCGCGCACGGTCAGGATCTGCGCCTCGTCGAAGATCTCCATGTCCACGCCGGTCAGGCCTCGGCCGAACCCGTTCTCCCTGGCGCCGAACATGATGCGCGACCCGTTGCCGAGACGGATCTCCTGCTGGCCGTTGGCGCGGCGGATGCCCGCCACGTACGGCTTGAGCTTCGGCCGCTCCGCCAGCGAACACAGGCTCGCGAACGTCTCGTCGGACGTGCGCGTGTGGTGCGCGGTCCAGATCACCTTCAACGGTCTGGCCGCGGCGAGCAGCAGGATGGCGCTGCCCACGGTGAACGTCTTGCCGATCTGCCGGCAGGAGGAGACCACGCCGCCCGCAGTGCCGCAAGCGTACCTTCCGTCCGCCTTCCTGGCGAGCAGCAGGTACAGGAACCCCTGCTGCCACAGGTCGTACCGGATGCCGATCCGCGCCGCCGCACGGTTGACCAGGTTGAAGTCGCTGCCCGCGATGCCGTCCGGTATGACCAGATGCCGGGCGAGCTCAGACAATCGACGCTCCGACATCCTCGACCACCTCCATGCTCTCGTCGTCGAACAGGCCTCCCTGCCCGCTCATGCCCTGCAGCCGCTCGCACACGTCGATCAGCTGCCGGCTGATGGCCGGCAGCGCGTTCGCCGGCGTGCCCGGATCATCCAGCGCGGCCTTGAGCCGGTCGCGGTTCATGCGCAGCACGTCCTCAAGACTGTCGTCCATCATCCGCTCGAATTCGCGCCGGCCAAGCTCCACCGGATCGGGTTCCGGCTTCGTCCTGGGAGTGGACGCCCCTCCGTTTTTGCGGCGCCGGTACTTGGCCTTGTTCCGGCAGGATTCCGAACAGTAGCGTTGGCGTTTGCCATGGCCAGATGGGCGGAATTCTCCGCCGCAGATCTCGCAGCGCATCACCCACCCGCCTTTCACCCGTCACCCGTTTCACCCATTTCAACCCGCGGGGAGGGATCGGCCCTGCACCCGAGGTGGCCGGCATGGGGCCCTCCGGGGACCCTCCCCGTGCAATCCGGGCGTGTCGCGTCAGTCGAGGCCGACCGTCGCGAACGGCAGCGCCCGCGCAGTCTGCTCGGCCTTTCCCTCCAGTTGTCTTCTCGCGTACTCGTCGCTCTTGTCGCTCTTCAACCGGTTGCACCGTCGGTGCGTGAGCCGGCAGTTATTGAAGCTCAGCGGGTCGCCGCCACGGCTTACGGGTATGAGCTCGTCCACCTCCGCGCTCATGGGATGCGGTGATCTCAATGTCTTGTCTACGGGCTTGCCGCAGATGGCGCACACATCGTAGGCGGCGAGCACTCGCCCGCGCAGCATGTCCCTGCGATGCCCGTTGCTCCGGCGCGGGTTACTCCTTGACGCCATCGTCGAACACCTTGCGGAACGCTATGCATCCCTTGTCGAGCAATAGTTCGAATCGTTCGGCGTCGAACATGGCGCACTCGCCCGGCTCACCGCTCAACGGCACGGGCACCTCCATGCTGGCCAACGGCCGGTCGGCGTTGTCGGTGATACGCAGCGTGATGGTGGGTGGCATCATGCACTTCCCCTTGGTATGAGAAAGCCCCGCACCAAGGCGGGGCTACAAAGTACAAGGTACTGGGCGATTTCGCTTGCTCAGCCCTTCTTATCGGGTTTGGAACCGATGATCGAGGTCGAGAAGTCACGACCTATCGTCTGGAACACGTTGGACCACAGCTCGGGATCCAATCGTATGGATAATCCGTCTGACGTCTCCGAGCATTTCCAGCGTTCAAGCTCGTCGTTGATGCTCTTCTTCTCTTCGAGCTCGGTGTTCTTCTGCTTCAACCGGAACAGCACGCACAGTACCGTCCCCGCGAGGCCGATTCCGGTCAGCATCCAGGAGAGGTTCAACGACCAGCCTGGCACCTCGCCGCTGTAGGCGCTGATAAGCGCGAAAACCCCGGAAACAAGAATTCCGGAGAACAATCCAATCCCGATATCAACCGCAGGCGACGGCAACTGCAAATCGTCCACCATCTTCTTCACGTGATCGATTTCACTGGTAAGCACTTCCACGCTCACCTCCTTGCGCTGGCGCTGCGATATCGAAAAATTCCGGTTGGAAGACAACTCGTCCCGTCGTTCACGACTCTCGTTCATCATGCTCCTTATCGTCAGCATGAATCAGTCCGGCGATCATCGCATTGAACAACATCGTGTACCCGCATCGCACGCATTCCACCGGCACGACAGGAATGATTCTCGTTGGGCCGCCGATGACTATCGCCCCGTTATGGAACTGCATCATCTGCATGATGTCTTCGACGTTCCATTCGTTCCCGCCACAAACCGGGCAATCCCTGGATTTGTTCCAATGGGAATCAACCCATTTCAGCGCAGCCTCTCTGACGGCATCCAATTGTTCGTTATTCTCTACTGGCATACTGCCAGTGTATTCCAAAAATGGAGATGGCCGGCATCCATTTTGCCAGTAGATATTGGTGCCGGCCATGGAGCGGATGGTGCAGGATTCGCACCTGCGAACCCGTCAGGGTTACACGACTAGCAATCGTGCGCGTTCGGCTGCTCCGCCAACCATCCATCGGATATGAATCGAGGGCCTGAACGTGATTCACTGCCATGATTCAGACCCTCTAATCCACTGACAAGTATCGGATGCACTTCCAAAAACGTCAGTCCACCGGCGTGTCGCAACGCAGCCGATCCACCACGCAAGCCAACGGATACAAGGGTTTCCCCGTATCGTCAGCGCCGGCCGGCGCGATCAGCCCACGCGTCTTCCACGAGGTGATGGTCTTGCGGCTGATCCGATACCCGCACGACCGCAATAGCCGCGCGCACTCCCCCGCCGTAAACGCCTTGCCGCTGCGTATGCTGCGCTCCAGCAGATCCAATCGCACGGCGCTCGCCGTCTGCTCGCGGCCGCAGGTGGGGCAGGTGACGATGGTGGCGTTTGCGCTTGCGGTGATGGTGAGACCGCAGGTCAGGCATTGGCCGATGGGCGTCGCCCGGTCGGGCGGGTCGATGATCCCGAGCGTCAGCGGTTTGAGCCGTTGGAACTGCGCGACGTACATGCCGATGTCCGGTAGATGTGCGAGCCGCGGATGCATGGCGGCGTCGGTGAGGCATCCGATGATGTCCGGGCACAGGTCGCGCTTCCAATCCAGGATGTCGACGCCCTGCAGGCGCCGCCACAGTCCCTGGGCGATCGAGGCGAGCAGGTCGATGTGGTCGAGCACGTCCAATCTCAGCGGGGTCGGAGCGACTGGCGTGATGATCCTGGTTGGCTGGTGGCCTCCGGGATGCAATGTGGCGTCCAGCGAGGCTTCGAGCGCATGCGTCCATGGCACGAACTGCAGCAGCAGGAGTGCGAAGTCGAGCTCGCACGCGGGACACAGCGTGTACCCGTCATCGATGGGCGTATCGCAGATCTGACATACGGTGACTGACATTCCCGGCTCCTTCGTCTATCATGCTTCCCGCTACCACACGTGGAAGCCCGGTGTTCGAAGGAATGCCGGGCTTTTCGCCTATTCCATTGTCCCATCCCTCATGGCCTTAAGCCGTGCGCGACGACGCTCATGACACAGGCGCGACGCCTCACGGTTCCTGGCCTTCCGCGCCTCACGCCGATCCGCCTCGACGTCGGAATCATCCACGATGCGCTCGCCGTTGCGGGCACGGCGCACCAGGTCGGCCAACTCCGGGTCCGACTGCCAGTCGATGCTCATGCCGGCATCCTGTCCGAAAACAGGTTGTCGCTGTTGTTGATGGCCTGCTCGACCTGGATGGCGAGCGCGAGCGCGTCGTCCCATCCGCGTTGGTAGCCGAGCGTGTACGCTTCGGCTGGTATCTTGCTGACGCTGCCTTCGGCCTGCAGCGAGCTTAACGCCTTTGCACTGATGTCGATGCTCATATGAGGAGGGTCCTTTCCATGTCGGCCGCCCACGGATCCCTGCTGAGCGTGGACGGGTAGATGACGTCGGGCCAATCCATCCGACCGGCCCTGGCTTTGCGGTTATGGGGCTTGTAGGGGCGTGTGCTGACTGGTGTGAGGCCGCAGCAGTGTCCGGTGAGATACTCGCCCTGCAGATCCAACCCATGGACGCCGCACACGTCGCGCAGGCTGACCTGCCCGTCGGGATGGCGGACGATGCGGGTCAGGGATCGGCGCAGCACGATCGTCACGGGCAGGTCGCCGCCCGTGACGACGCCGGGATCCCATGTCTCCCACACGCCGTCACGGCACTGGCAGACGTAGTGCCCGCAGCCTTCGCACAGCACGTCCCGAAGCATGGCGCCCGCCCCATCCGCGCACAACCGGTGCAGCCACGGCGGCTTGCGCTCACGGGCTTTGACCTTGACTCCCATCGTCAGTCCTCGAACGCGATGTCGTACAGCTGGCGGTACAGCGCGTCGACGGCCTTGGCCAGCTCGACCCGCAGGCCGATACCATGGGTGCCGGGCACGTCGTCGCGCGCGAAACCGGTCAACGTTGGCACCCACTGGTCGTGTTTGGTGTGCTCGAACACGACCAGTGGTATCTGCCTGCATGATTCGCCATCCATGTCGGCGGCCATGTAGGTGATGATGATCCGCTCATGCACTCTCATCGGAGTCCTCCTTGATGCAGTTCGTGTCGAGCCAGTCCGCGATGGCGCGCAGGTCGTTGGCCCATTGGATCCGTGTGGCGTTCTCCTCCTCGTTCTCCGGCATGGGCTGCGGTTTCGTGAAACCGAAGATGGAGAAGTCGAGCGCCATGTCGCTGTGGGCGATGTAGTGGCCGCGCGCCGTGCCTCTCGGCGCTTTGACTCTCGTGTAGCTGACGATCTTGAGGATGTGCAGCATCTCCAGGGCTTTGGCCGGGTCGAAGTCCCGCAGTTCATCGTCCTCGCTGAACGTTTTTCTCAGGGCTGGGATGGATGATGTGCCTTGGCCGCCCAAGACGTTGGCGGTTTGCTCCATCTGCTGTAGGAATGTGAGTCTCATGATGTCTCCTTCGCTGGTTTTTTCGGTCGGGAACGACTAGGGTCGGTTTTCGGTGTTCCGGAGGGGCGAGCCTGAGTCGTTCCCACCACCCAGCCACACACGTAGTGTGGCTGGGGATGGACGGGAACGGCTCGTCTCAGGTGCTCCAGTCGTTCCGGGAACGGCTCGGAACGACTGGGAACGACTGGGAACGACTAGATTTCAAACGAGTTCTGTCTTCCTTCCCTGTCGTTCAGATCCTCCATCTCGCGTTGGCTCATCCGGTCTACGTACGCATCGGATTTCGGATCGTCTACCTGCCGGTATTCGACGGCGGTCGAATAGAGCGTGCTGTTGCGGATGCCTCCCCGTCCGGTCAGGTACCCTTCCTCCAACAGCAGTCTGATGGCGGTTCGTATGGTCTGACGTCTCGCGCCTGACCCGTCTGCCTTGAGCTCATCAGTGATGTCGGCAAGCGACGGCTCTCCGTTGTATGTGTCGACGATCTTCCATATGCGCTCCATCAGCCCGGTCGGACGGAACGGCTCGCCAGCCTCACCCGCCTCGCCGTCGCCGGTGGGCATCATGTTGGGTCGGCAGATTTGGACGCGCATGTGCTGCGGGTCGGTCGAGTCGACGTCGATGCGTGCGGCCTCGCGCAGATGGCTGCCGTTGCCGCTCCATGTTGGGGCGCAGTGCTCCTCGATTTCGCCGATCCTGTCCTTGCCTGATTTGAGGGTGATGGTGCCGCGCAGTCCTTTGCCGACGGGCCGGCTCATGCTCACGCTGTAGCTGATGCCGTCGATGAGGGCGAGTTTCTGCATGCTGCCGCCGGCGTACCGGCCCCTGTTGTCCTTGCTTTTGACGACGTGGTCGATCAGTACGACGGCGGTGCCCTCCTGCGAGAGGATTCTTGGGTAGGTGTTGTACCAGGCGGCGATGTCGTCGCCGTTGTTGGAGTCCAGCCCTTGGTAGGCGAGGCACGAGGTGACGCCGTCGATGACGGTCAGCGAGCATTCCGAGGCGAGTCGGATGGTCTCCCGCCAGCCTTCCATGCTGGTGGGGCCGGTGTTCTTGCCGGAGGGTCGCACGTAGTGCAATCGTTCGACGATCGCCTCCGCGCTGACGCCCATCAGGAGGAGACGTTTGACGACGTTGCGGGCCGTGTCCTCGTAGTCCACGTACAGCACATGGTTGCCCTGCTTGAGCTGCTGGGCCGTGGCGGCCTGCATGGCGAGGCTCTTGCCGCAGCCGGGCTCGCCGTGCACGTCGTTGACCGCGCCCTGGTAGAACAACCCTTGTCCGTCCTCGCGTTGGAACACGGTGGGTGTGGGTGGCAGGTCGACGCTTTGGGCAAGCTGCGTGAGGTCCTCGAACCGCCACGTGGACGACGCTTGGACGGCCTGCGCGACCGGCAGACCATCGGTGCCGTCCGGCACCTGTCCGGCATCGGGTGATGCCGTTGCCTCCGCCTGCTGGTTGATGAGGGTGGCCTCGCTCGTGGTGAGCCGGTCGATCAGCGTCCGTTCGCACGGGTCCTGCAGGCCCTGCGCTCCGGGATTCTTCTCCAATGCGCCTTGGACGATGCTGGCGTATTCGCGTTCGGCCTCCCGCTCCCCGCCCTGACGGTCCCTGGCGATGTCCGTGATGAAGTAGGGCTTCAATTGGCTGAGCGCGTCCAACGCGCCGCGATGGCCCTCCTCCTGGAATCGGACGAAAGCCCATGCGGCGTGCAGCATGGTGTCGTGCCTGCTGCCCTTGGACGCCGGGTTCTCCAACGTCCGCCGCAGGAGCGTGTTGACGGCCTTGCACATGCGCGTGTCGTCGCCGAGGTTCGGCCGGATGGCCGGACCGGTCGGACGGGGCCGTTCCTCCCGTTCGGGTTTGCGCAGGAACCGGACCCACGCCTCCGGCAACGCCGGCAGCTCGTTTGGCGTGGGGATCCTGTCGGCGGGCCGGCCGTCGGGCGTGTACCATGCGTAGAATTCGCCGCTGGGGTGCACGCTGGGCCAGACGACGCAATACCGGTGATGGTATTGGATGACGTCGATGCTCTCGGCCGCCCCGCCGTCGAACTCGATTCCTTCGGGGACTCGGTAGAACCGGTGCCGGTACGGACTTTCCCCGCCGTGCGCGCTCGAACACCACGTGGCCGGCAGCACGCCCAGCCTTTGTTCGAGGTCGGCGAGTTCCAGGGCGCCGTCCGTCTTCCTCTGGTGTCCCTCGGCCGAGTCCACGTCAAGGCAGATCACGCCTCGGGGCATGACGATGGCCGTGTTGCCGTCCGGGTTGGATTGCGACCATTCCCGGATCTGCCGGTCGGTGACGGGCTGCTGGAGGCGTCCGGTCACGCCCTTGGGCGGGAATGATTTCGCCGCGGGCGGCAGGGGCACGACCTGCGTCCACCCGGCCCGCCGGTATACGGGTGCGGCCTGACGGTAGCCGAACACGTCCTCCATGACGTCACCTCCTTACATGTACGCTGCGTTGGGTGGGCCGGCGCCGCCGATGGGCGCCGGCCCGATTGCCGGTTGACTGGTGGTCTAGAATGCTTCGCTCGCATCCTCGCCGCCGTGCATGCCGGGGTTCGCCTGGTCGGTGACCGCGGTCACCTGCTCGACGCTCAATCCGAGCATGCCGGCGATCTCCTGCGGCGGCTTGCCCAACGCCTTCAACTGGAGGATCTGCTGCGCATCCACACGCGGCTGCGAAGACTGCGGCTGCTGGGTGGGGATGGTCACCGGCTGCGGCGCGGGCGCAGGCTGAGCGGGCTGCATGGGGCGGCCGCTCCACGGGTCCACGAACCCCTGCTGCGCGGACTGCGCCGGCTGCTGCATGACGGGCTGTGGCTGGCTCATGGCCATGTCGGCGAGCGACTGGTGCTCGATCGTGTACTCCATGACCTTCGGCGGCTGCATGCCGTTCTGCGACGGCCCGTAGCCGGTGAACACGGCCGTGAACCGGTCGCCCGGCTTGATGTCGCTGGCCTTGTGCAGGCCGGCGCGGCGGATCGCGTCCAGCCAGGCGCGACGCTGCTCGCCCCACCCCTTGATGTACACGGTCCGATACCCGTCGTCATCCTCCACGTTCGGGTCGGTGACACCCGTGTTGATGGTGACCAGCACCTGCAGCTTGGGGCTTCCGTCCTGCCAGAATGCGGGCTGTTTGGTGTTGAAGTCGCTCACCTGGTTGGCGGTGACCTTCTCGATGATCCCGCTGATCCGGTCGCCCGGCCGCTCGAACTTCGCTCCCTTGCTGGACTGGCTCTCGATCTGGTCGAGCATCTGGCTGGCGCTCATCCTCGCCTGCTGTGGCTGCGGCATGGGCTGCCAGTACTGCTGCATCGGCTGCGGCTGGCCATAGCCGTTGTATCCGTTGTATTGCGGTTGCTGTCCGAACATTATCGTTTCCTTTCGGTTGTCGTTTCGGTTATCGTTACGGTTCTGGGTATTCGGGGCCGATGAGCGGGATGAGACGCAGCCACCTGTCGGGCACGTCCGGCCACGGACGCTCGTCGAACTCAGGCAATTGGCCCATATCCGGCCACACCCTGCCCTTGCACTGGAAGCACCCGTCGGATCCGGCCGCCGGCAATTGCTTGATCCAGCTGTCCCGCACCTCGGGCCCCTCGGCCTGCTCGATGCAGTCCATCAGGTTGACCAGCAGCTGGGCCCTGGCGAGCGCCCACACCCCCGGTTTCGGGTCGAACCCGGCCTGCCATGGGAGCGCGTCGTTCAGGCCGGCCTTGTTGCGCGGCAGAAAATAGATGCGGCTTGCCCGCACCGATTCCCCGCGGTTCTTCAGTCCGATGCCGTACAGGCTGGCTTGCACCCGGTACTGCTGCGACGGCCCGTGCGCCTTGACCTTGGTGAGCGTGGTGTTGCCGACGATCTTCCAGTCGATGGTGCTGCCGGTCTTCCTGTCGTACAGGTCGATGCTCCCCCGCACGTCGTATCCGGCGTGCAGTCCCTGCAGGTGGCCGACGGTGACGCGCATCTCCGGCACGAACCGGCGACGCTCGTCCTCCGGCGCTGGACCGGTGAACACGGTCTCCTCGCTCTCCTGGAACCCTTGTTCGAAGCGGGCGTGCACGCACGTGCCGATGAACGGCAGCCACGCCGGCCGCCGGCGCTCCGGCCAACCGGCCAGTTTGGCGGCCAGGCAGTGCACGCACGAGGTGCCCAGTTCGCTTGGGCCGATCTCCCTTTGCAGGTCGCGCGGCTGGCTGCTCATGCGGGTTTCGATGATGCGGCGGATCTCGGGCCACAGATCCGAATCCCTATCGGTGTCGGACGTCTGCGGTTCTTGCGTCGTCTGCCGTTGCGCGTTGGCGACGGCGAGGATGTCATCGGCGTTCATCGTTCAGCTCCTTCAACGCGCGGCCGGCTTCGCGGCGGATGATCTCCACGTCGGCCTTGCTGATCGGCAGGTGCTTGTAGTGGCCTCCTCCCGTGTGGATCCACAGGCCGAACCCGTATCCTCCGGCTTTGCTGTCTCGTTCGGGTTCGCGGCGGATCTCGAACCCGCCGTCACTGAAGCTGCTCATGGATGCCCCTTTCCAGGATCCGGCCTATCGACCGGGTCAGCTCTCCGGTGAGGTCGTCGAGGCTGGTCGCGGCGATGATGATCGTGTCGTCGCCTTCGGGCAGCACGTCGTAGGCGAACAGGCAGCGTTCGACCTCGCTGCGGATGAGGGTGCGCATGTCCACGCTCATGAGACCACCACCGTGCTCGCGCCCTGCACGACCATGCCCTCAAGGTTCAGGGTTCCGACCAGCTTCTCCACGCTGCTCAGGCTCTTCGGTTTGAGCTCGAACAGCTCCGGATGCTCCGTCGGTTTGTAGGCCGCCGTGAACTTCTTCGCGTCGAGCCGCCGGCTTCCGGTCTTGACCTGCACCTTCAGTCCGCCGGCCTGGTAGGTGCCGGGCTCGTGCGTGTCCAGGATCTGCCGCTTGATCGCGTCGATCTCCTCCTGACGGGTCTTGATCTGCTCGGTCAGGTCGGCGATGCGCATGGCCTGGCGGGCCAGCAGGTCGACCTTCAACTCCTCGTCCCGCCGTTCCACGGGCACCGTGTCCATGCTGGGCGGCGCGGGCGGCGCCAACAGTGTCTCGCTTGTCGTTGTCATTGCTTCACTCCTCCTACGGTGATGTTCGCTTTGATGGGCACCCACGACACATCATGGGTGCGGATCTGGCGCCTATGCCGGTTCGCGGTCTCGATCGCCACGTCCAGCGAGGTCGGGCCGGTCAGCCAGCCGCACTGCCGGCAACGCGCCATGTACGTACGGCCGTCACTCATCCGACGCCCCACGTGCCGTGTCGCCGGATTCGAGCTCCTGGACGACCTCGGCGTGCACGATGTCGGACGCCTCGTCCCGCAGCCGCTCCTGCTCCCTGAGCCTCCGCTCGTCCAGCTCGGATTGGCTGCCCAGCGGGTTGCGCAGCAGCCGGCTGATGGCCGCGCCCTCCTTGACGACGTGCTGGCAGATGTCCACGCACTTGGCCACGACCTCCGCCTGCCGGCCGAACAGGCCCTTCTTCTCGATCGCCTGGTCGGCCTTGTCCACGAACTGCGCCGCCGCGTCCGCGATCCTGGAAGCGGCCGGATACAGGCTCGCCAGATCCGCAGGCATGTTCTCGTCGTCGATCAGCGTCTGCACGATCCAATCCGTGTTCGACGTCATGATGTCTTCTCCTTAACTTGAGTTGAAGTTGATGTTGGGGTTGATTTCCTCGGGTCCCATTCGGGAAGGGGTGTGATGCGGATGTACGTGTGCGGCTCGTATTCGACGCCGTGCCAGGTGAGCGGGTCCCCCGTCTTGCGTTTCCGCCACGTGCCCGGACGTCTGCCCTTGACGATCGGATCGGGTTCGCGCTGCAGGACCTCATGCTCCTTGATCTGCTTGTCGTCCCCGTAGGCGACGCCGTTCAACGCGTCCGTCACGAGCTTGTACAGGTTGTCGCCGTCGGGCTTGCCGCGCTTCGGCTTCCAGAACTCCAAATCGACGCGGACGAGCCCCTGCAACGGTTCGGCGTCCGGATACTTGAGCCGGAACTCCGCGTAGATCCGGTTTTCGGCGTTGCGCGTGCGTTTCGGCGTGACGCCGTGCCCGTTGTAGACGCGCGGCCTGCCCTTGGCGATCGGCTCGCCTGGAACGAGCAGCGTGAAACCGTTCACTTCTCTCCCACCTTGTCCGCGACGGGTCGTCTGGCTTCGTGGAAGCGCATCGTCGAAGCGCCGCCGATCGTGTACTTGCGGCCCGTCAACCCGGACACGTACAGGTGGGTCAGCCCGTCGCAGCGGACCACGCCGCCGACCTTGTACGCGACCATCAGCGACCGCCCGCGTTGCTCAAATAGACGACGTCGCCGGGAGCAACGTCCGACAGGCAGTCGACGTGGCAGTAGACGTCGGCAACGCTCTTCCACGGGTTCGTCTTGCCGCTCATCGTGTGTCCTTCCCCGCCTTGATGCGACGTTCCTCCGCGTTCACCCATTCGGCGACGTTGCACGCGCTCTGCAGCATGCCGATGATCGTCCGCTGGGGCGTGGTGTGCCCGTTCACGCTCGTCTCCCGCAGCAGGCATGCGAGCATGTCGTTCAGATCGTCGAGCATGTCCCGATACCGGTGCAGCATGCGCGTCTCGTCGGGTTCGGCAGAGGGTTCCGCTTCGGTTGCAGCTCTTCCGCGCGTGAGGATGGAGGGCAGGCTGACGCTGCATCCGCAGGGCAGGATCACACTCTCTTCCGCGGTGTTGTCGGTTACTGTTGACTGTGACACCATGATCGTTGTTCCTTTCACTTGAGTGGTGTCGGGCGTCGCATCATTCGCTTTCCTAGGGCTCGGATGCGACGCCCATTTGTTTTTTGTTCCGCCCGGCGTGGTGACGAGTCCACGCCGGGAAGCTCTTATTCGCCGTCGCATTCGTGGTCGGCGATGCGCAGCAGCGTCACGCCCAGCAGACCGCCAAGCACGAACGCCAGGAAATGCAGCACGCTGAACACGCCATCCGTGAGCGCGGCAATCCACCAGACCAACCCCCAGCCCGCGATCAGGACGAGCCCGGCGCCCGCGACGATGCAGAACGCGATCTTCTGCTGCCGTTGCTTCACCGTCAACGGGGTCGGCGTCTTGCGATGTCTGCGGTGTCTGCTCATTTGAGCCTCCTGCAGTCACCTAGCATGGTCTCCGTGCGCCGTCGCAGGTTCGCCTTCTTCCAGGCGAGCACCACGTCCGGTACGTAGCTGATGCGCCCGCTCACGCTGTCGCGCAGATACGCCGGTCCCTGTCCGAGGCTCCGCCACTTGCCGAGCGTCTTCACCGACCTGCCCAGGCAGTCCGCCGCCTCCTGCGGCGACCACAACTCCACCTCGGCCATCAGTCCACCCCCTCCAATGCGGGCTGGCCGTCCCCGTAGATGAAACGGCGGATGAACCAGTTCACGCCCTTCGTGGTGAACCTCGCGTACGGTTTGCCGAGCTTCCTGTCGTCGCGGATGTGCTGGCGCTGCACCAGGTAGCCCGGTTTGATGGCCTTTTTGGTGGGCGCGTTCCCGTGCGTCTCCACGTAACCGGCGCCGCGCAGCAAGCCGTAGATCATGTCGCGGGTCATGCGTCGGTCGATCGTCTGGAAGTGTCGGGCGGCCTGCGTGACGCTCATCGTCCCATCCGTGCTGACGAACGCCTCGCCCAATAGGGCGAGCGGGCGACGCTCGTCCAACTCCCGCTGCTGACGGGTGATGGTCAGATCCTTGGACTGCATCTCCTGCTGGGCGATGAGCATCGCCTCCGACAGGATGCGGACGCGCCGATCCGGATCATCGTGGTCACGGACCGCGACCCCATGGTTGAAGTACGCGTCCAACGCCTCCGCGCACTCGTTCTGGTAGGTGACGACGTTATGGCGGACGGTCGGGTCCTTGATGCGGCTGGTGTCGATGGTCGCCAGCCACATGGTGAGCGTCTTGCGATTGACACCGAACATCTGGTACGTCTTGCCGTCAGAACCAGTTGCGTGTATGACACACGCAACTGCCCACGGCTGTTTCTTGAGCCGCTGCATCTGCCCATTCGGGTCGATGCCCATACCCTCGCAGATGGGCTTCAACGCGGTGAACACGTCACCGTCGACCTTCTGCGCCAGCAGCATGCTCCCATGGAACGGGATACGTTCTATCTGTCCGTTCATCGCGCCATCTCCTCTCCGATGGCAGCGAGCAGCAGCTCGACCGGCTTCCGCGAGCGCATCACCAGCCGATACAAGCCAGGCTCGCTGATGATAATCGGGGATCGGCCGCCATTGGAAACATCGATAACCGTTGAAAAACCGCCAATGTCGATAGTATCGACATTGCTGATTTCATCTTCGTCTAGGGTTGCACGGATATCTTTCGTATGAGTTCCGAGGATGTCGCATACGTCCTTGGCGATGAACCACGGCGCTCCATCGCCGTCGGTCAGGACGCGCACCTGGTTGCCCTTGAACTCGAACGGCTGTACTGTGGAATCAACCATTTGATAACCTTCTTT